GGTTACTTCCTGCAAAGCAGGAGAGACCAAAGTTGAGGTTTACAAGGTAAAGACGGAAAAGGGCATAGAGTACAAGGCGCAATCCCGTGTATATATCCCCGCTTCTGTCTTTGATAACAGGAAATTACTGGATAATAACCCGGAGTATGTGACGCACTTAGCGGCATTGCCCGAAGCGGAGCGGAACGCCTTACTTTATGGCGACTGGGATAGCTTTAACGGGCAAGTTTTCACTGAATTTAGAAATTCCGTGGATGGGTACGATACACACCAATTCAGTCATGTGATTAAGCCTTTTCCAATTCCCGACTGGTGGAAAGTCTTCCGCGCGTATGATTTTGGCTATTCTAAGCCCTATGCGGTGTTGTGGTTTGCAGTAGATGGCGACGGGAGAATGTACCTTATACGGGAACTCTACGGGTGCACGAGCACACCGAATACGGGCGTAAAGGAAGAGCCGCACGAGCAGGCACGAAGGATCAGAGAGGTAGAAGCGACAGACCCGAGGCTCAAGGGAAGAAAGATAAGCGTAGGAAGCGTCGCTGATCCTGCTATATGGAATAAATCGACTGGCGTATCGGTCGCCGACGCTATGGAAGCGGAAGGGATTTACTTTGACAAGGGCGACCATGAGAGACTAGCGGGGCTTATGCAGTGTCATTACAGACTGGCATTCGATGAAAAAGGCTATTCGATGTTTTACGTGTTTTCGGACTGCCTAGACTTTATAAGGACGATACCAAACCTCACATACGATGAAAAGAATGTCGAGGACATCGACTCAAGCCAAGAAGACCATATATACGACGCATGGCGGTATGCGTGCATGCAAAACCCGATAAAGGCAAGAAGGAACTATTTAGATACAGACAATCACGATTTCGACCCGCTGAATTTATACAAAGGAAACAGCAAAGTACGGATGTACCGCACATAGAAAGAGAGGGGAAAGATGGCAAGAGCCAAAAAGAAAGAAGAATTGCAACAAGAAGAGAAGCAAGCTATAGCGCAGGAGCAGGTACTAGAGAACGCAGAGAAAAAGGAAGAAGAGCAGAAGGAAGTAGAAAAGGCGATTTCTTCCCTTATCCCGAAACTTACAGACGAGGACTGTATAGAAGCTATGGGGCGGTGCAGGAAGTACCACGAGAAAATGCAAGGCTTGGAAAATCGCTTGAAGGAGAATGAAGCGTATTACCGACAGCAATATACCTACTACAAGAATCTTGACGAACAGAGAAGTCTTCCCGAAAAGGGTAGCGGATATCTCTTAAATGCCGTGATAAACAAGGTCGCCGACATGATGGATAACTACCCACAACCGACGATTCTACCCCGTGAAGAGTCGGACGAAGAGACGGCTTCAATCCTTAGCAAGGTTATTCCGGCAATCCTAGAGCGTAACAACTACACGAAAGTCTATTACAAATGCGCAATGGAGAAGGTAAAGAACGGCGTTTCCGTTGCGGGCGTGTTTTGGAATCCGACAAAGGACAACATCGGCGATGTGGAAATTAAGCGAATCGACATCTTAAATATGCGGTGGGAGCCGAACATCGAGGACATCCAAGACAGTAAAGAAATTTTTATCCTTACAGAGTCGGATGTAGATACGATGAAGGTGCTGTATCCTGATAAGCTTTCAGACCTTGCAGGCTCATACAATGCGGACTTATCCCACTACAGCGATGTAGAAGTGGCGCGGGCTGATGAGAAAGTAATTGTCTATGACTGGTACTACAAAAAGACGGTATCGGTGGAGATTGGCGGGCAAGTATTTCCGAAGACGGTACTGCACTATGCGAAGTTCTGTGATGGAAAATTGCTTTATGCCTCTGAAAATGATTCGACAAAGTCCGAAGGTTGGTACGAAGACGGGCAATATCCCTTTATCTTTGATGTGATGTACCCGATAAAAGATACCCCTGTAGGCTTTGGCATGATTGACATTATCCGAGAACCGCAGGAATTCATAGACAAGATGAATAAGGCCTTGATTCAGAATGTTCTTGCCAATGCCCGCCCTCGAAGGCTTGTAAAGGACACTACGCAGGTAAACGAAGAGGAGTTTAACGACTACAATACGCTTCTTGTCCACTACGAGGGAAATCCGGACGGCATTCTTCCCTTGGAAGTGAATCCTTTGCCCGCTATCTATGCGCAGATTTTGGAGAACACGAAGGAAGAACTAAAGGAAAATTCGGGCAATCGTGACTTCTCACAGGGCACAACAAGCGGGGGAGTTACGGCGGCATCCGCTATTGCCGCATTGCAAGAAGCGTCAAGCAAGACCTCTAGGACGATGAATCTCGTTTCCTATGACGCTTTTAAGTCGTTGATTACTATGGTCATCAGCAGAATGCAGCAGTTTTATAGCGTGCCGAGAACCTATCGCATTATCCTGAATAACGAAAACTACTATGCAATGGTCGGAATTTCGAAAGATTCCCCAATGGCAAGCGATTCTATGGCGGAGTTATTACCTGATTCGGTGTATGACCAGTCTATCGGGAAGTACATGGGCGGGCATAAACCCATATACGATATTTCAGTAGGAGCGGAGAAGGCAAGCCCCTATTCAAGAGTGGCGCAGAATGAGTTTGCAAAAGAGCTTTTTCAGTTAGGCGTATTCAATCCGCAACTCGCAGACCAGACTTTAGGCATGCTTAAGATGATGGACTTTGACCAAAAGGAAGAGATTATTCAGACCGTATCGGAAAATCAAACACTACTGCAAGAGAATATGCAGATGAAGCAATTACTGCAAGGCTTGGGCGGTATCGTAGCAGAGACAACGGGAGACACCCGTATAGCTGAGATGTTCCCGCCCGAAGAAGCGCAAGCAGTACCGGGGAAGGTTCGGGACGGCGGAAGTATTGAAGTAAATCAACTCGGAGAAGCAAAGCGGACCAGTGGGAATTCACAGGCTGACAAGGCGCGGGCAGAGTCAAGAGAAAGGGCGGGCGTATGATAGAGATTCGATACAAGGAAAGCCCACAGGAGATAAAGCTATCTGCAAGCGGGCACGCACAGAGGGAAGAAGAGGGCACGGCATACGCTTGTAGCAAGGTTTCCATTCTTACGCAGGCTTTGGCGCTTTCTGTCCTCGACCTCTCGGAGAAGAAGGGAAGAAGCGGGGTTGACTACATGGCAAATCACGGAGAGTTTTCTCTCCTAGTAGATTTACAGGCGTTCGTACCGGAAGAAAGAGAGCAGTTAAAAGCTTACTTTACTCTCTGCATGGGGGGCTTAGAGATAGTCAAACAGCAATTTGAAAAAAGTATTTTTATTGCGTGGGAATAAAGAATATTTGTTTGGTAAAAGAAGAGTATAGACGCAAGGGAAAGACCTTAGATAACGGCACACTCACCGAATGAGCAGAAAGGAAAACTATGTATAAATTGTATTTAAGCCCTTTACAGTTTGACGATGGAGAAGGCACAGGAGAAGCACAGGGAACGGAAACACAGGGGACAGTTGGAGAGGCGCAAGAAGCATCGGAAGAGAAGGAAAGCCAGGAAGGAGAGCCAAAGAAGAAGGCAGACCTCAAGGCACTACTCAAAGAAGATGCAGAACTCAAAGCACAGTATGACAAGGCGATTCAAAGTCAAATTACTAGACGCTTTAAGGATGTAGGCGCTTTAAGAGAGAAAAGCGTAGCACTTGATAACCTCACCAATTTAGTTCGGAGCGCGTTTCCTGATGCGCCGCAGGACGGAGATCCGAATAGCCTTCTTACTTACTTGCAAGGAAAATCGGATTTATTCGCAGAGGCTGCAAGTCAAGCGGGCATGACAGTAGAAGCCTATCGCAGAATGCAGGAAATGGAAGCGAAGAATCGTGCGCTCCTTGGAGAGCAGAGAGCCATGCAGGAAGAAGCGAGACGGCAAGAACTCTATGCGAAGTGGGATAGTGAAATCCCAGAAGTGAAAGCGATCTATCCGGATTTTGACGAGCAGGAAGAGATGACAAACGAGGAGACGGGAGAACGTTTTACTACGTTACTTTCGCAAGGGTGGACAATGCGACAGGCGTATGAAGCTATCCACATGCACGAGATTATGGATAGGACGGCGCAAGCGGTAAAGAAGCAGACCGCAATGGATACGGCAAAGCAGATTAAGACAGGGCAAGGCGATGTAAAAGAATCTGCTACTGGTAAGACAGCCCTGTCACCCGTAGGAAGTGACCTCGGGAAAATGAGTAATAAGGAGATTGAAGACATTGTAAGACGTGTATCAGGGGGAGAAAGAGTAGTCCTCTGACACGCAGAAAGAGGAGAAGATGAGAAAAACATTGAATGATGAAGTAGTAAAGAATCTGTATCTTGAGGTTTTGCAGTTCCCGGATCCGACACCGCTTAACCTTACCACCAGCACGGCATCCGATAACGATTTGAGTTCTTCTAACAATAAGGTGTTCTATGACCAGAACCTTATTCGTTTGGTTGGACCGTCTCTGATTCATGATCAGTTCGGTAAGAAGGTAAATATCCCGAAGAACCACGGAAAGACGATGGAGTTCAGAGGATTTGAACCGCTTGCAAAGGCGCTGAATCCTTTAACCGAGGGGCAGACACCGACAGGAAAGAAGCTTGATATGTTCACCGTTACGACTGCACTTAAGCAGTACGGCGACTATGTAGCACTTTCCGACCTTCTCGAGATGACCGCAATTGACAATCATGTTTTGGAAGCGCAGGAGAAGTTAGGCGACCAAGCAGGAAGAACGCTTGATACGGTTACAAGAGAAGTAGTAAATGCGGGAACAAATGTTCAGTACGCAGAAGGACAGGTTTCTTCCCGTGTTGCATTGACTTCTGCAATGACCTTGACACCGAAGGCTATCGCTATGGCGGTAAGAACATTAAAGAAGAGAAATGCTCCTAGAATCAACGGAAAGTACATCGGTATCATTTCGCAGGACGTCGCTTTCGACCTTCAGCAGAATCCTGATTACAAAGACTTGTTCCGTTATACGGATAATTCCACTTTCAAGAACGGCTACTTGTTTGACCTGTCCGGCGTAGAGTTCTACGAGACATCCGAAGCGAAGAAGTGGATCAATGCGGGTGCGGGGTCTATTGACGTTTACTCTTCCTTGATTCTTGGAAAAGATGCTTTCGCAGTGACAGCGTTAGAGGGCGAGGGACTGGAGACTATTGTTAAGCAGTTAGGTTCTTCCGGTGCGTCTGACCCGTTGAATCAGCGTGCAACTGTAGGCTGGAAGGCTCTTAAGGCTGTAGCAATCCTTACAAACCAGTACATGGTTCGTATCGAGACAGGATCCTTCTATAACGAGCATGAAGCAAACTAAGGGGGTAATATATGGCAAAAACTGAAGATATGGCAAAGACGGAGACGGTGTTCCTTCCATACGATGACACACATAAGCGACCGCTGTTCGTTTGTGTGAACGGGCGCTCTATGAGAGTGGAGCGAGGTAAACAGGTTGAGATTCCCGCCGAATTTGCCGAAGTGGTAAACAATGCGATTAAGCAGGAGACCGAAGCAGTAAAGTATTCCGACATGATGGAGTATAAGGCGGAGTAAGGGCTTTTAGGCGGTGAGGAAACTCATCGCCTATTTTTTTATGAAAGGGGTAATTTATGATTAAAGTAAGAAGTAAGACGCTGTTTATTCCTGCAGAGGAGCAAAGCATCGGAGCAGTAGGCGAGGCGGATTCCACGGTAAGGGAGTTTCATATCGACAGAGTATCGGGAGATGGGGTAGACCTTGCAAATCTCTTGTTTAAGCTGAACATTCGCTATGCAGGAGTGCGGGATATTGACCGAAGCGACCTCGAGAAGGTAATCACCGATAATGAAATCATTCTAAGATGGCTTATTTCTTCCGTTACGATGAGCCATGCAGGAACGGCATTCATCCAGCTTGACGCGTTCGATAATACTGGTTCTTGCCGTTGGAAGTCTTATCCGTGTGCAGTGTATATTGAAAAGTCGTTAGGAAGTACAGACGTTTCTTCTAATACTCTTTCCGAACTTGAACAACTGGAAAAGAAATTTGCAAAGGTAAAGGACGGAGAGGATGCAAGAGTAGAAGCAGAGAAGAAAAGAGTTATCGCAGAAGGAAAGAGAGAAGAAGCCGAAGCGAGACGAAATACATCGCTTTCCAATATCGTAGCCGAAGAAGAAAAAATTATTGCGCTTTCCAAAGAGACAAAAGGATATAGAGATAGCGTAGCAAGTGACAAAGCGAGCATAGAAGCAGTAAAAGCGAATGTGCAGGAATTAAAGGCAGATACGGAGAATATAAAAACATCCACCTTATCCGCAGTAGAAACAGTGAAAACAGAAATAAATCGGGATGTGGCTACAGCAAAGAACAAATTACATGACGAGACTGCATTAGCGGTAACAGCGCTAAATAATACCCTTTTCGTAGCAAGGACCGATTTAGGCGGTATGGTTAGTGATGTAACGAATATAAAGGGCGAAATAAGCACTTTAAAATCCGAAGTAAATACAGTGAAAGAAGAAGCAATTAATGCCAAAAATGAAGCAGTAACGGCAAAGAACGGAGCAAAC